ATTGAATGCGGTTATGGCTGGAGGCACTCTTGCGCTGTACTCGTAGTCAGCAACGCGCTGCCTGAGTTCGCCCTTGGCTCCAGCGCCAACGCCTATTGAGTCGAACACTAGCTCAGTTGAGCCATAGTCAAGCGTAAGTTCCCAAGCCTTGTTTGCCGCGCTGTTTGGGTCATTGTCGCGCCACTCATGCGCCAGGTTAACTACCCATCCATGACGCCCGATTATCGCGTTAGCATCTGGCCCTTCATCTGCCACGTCGAAGGCTGTACGCTTTCCTCCAGATGCTTCCAGGTTAAGGTGCTTGTGTAGGTCAATGGCTGCGGCTATCCACCTCGGATTGATTACAGCAAGGTCAGAGTTGGCGACAGGCTCACCAAGGTACACATGCCGGTAAAGGTCAGGGTCAGCCTCGCGCATCAGCTCCATGTCGTATCGCAGCTCAGACGGGAACCTTGGGTTTGCATCGTAGTTTATGCGCTTTACGATGCAGTAACGCTTTCCGTCCATGTAGTCAGGGTAGATGCGCTCAGACACGAAGCGCTTGTATGTGTCATCGAGTGGTGATTCTGGGTTAAAGCAGCACCACAGCTCGGAGCCAGGCTTCCGTATGGTAGGGATGAGGAACTTCCAGGATTCCTCACTGACGTTAGCCGCTTCCTCGACAAAGGCGCAGTCGAATCCAGCATAGCCTTTAACCTTCTGCTGGTTACGGTGCAGGCCATCAAACTTGAATATGCCACCAGAGCATGGGCACTGTATCTCAGTTTTAAGGATGTTGAAGTATCGCTCAAGCCCGCGCCTGGAGATTTCCTCAACAATCTCCTGATAAATCGAGTCCTCTATGGACTTCATGATTTCGCGGAATGACACAACGCGCCACCCGAAATGCAACACATTCGTAACAAGTAGCGTCACGAATGTGCGAGTTTTCCCTGAGCCGCGCCCACCATATGCTACCTTGAATCGCGCAGGCTGAAGGAATTCTCGGAAGGCCTCAAAGACCTCGATTTCCTCACTCTTTGACAATCTTGTATACCGGTTGCGGTGGGGTCATCGAGCCGTCGGAGCTGCGATGGTCTAGCTCAGACTTGTCGCTCCAGCCATAGTTCTTCAGGGCGAAGATTGCGCCGGTTGGGCTGTTTCCATGAAGGCGCTTCTCATAGTTCCACTCAACGAAAGCCTTGGCTCGCTTTACTGAGTCAGAAAAACCATCATATTGCAAGTACTCATCAATGGATTGCCGGCTGCAAAATCCAAGGAACAGCGCCAGCCCAGTCCATGTTACTGGCTCATCCTGCTCCTTGCAGTAAGCCGCATATTCTTCAACCTTAGCATCGAATTCTTCTGGTGATTTGTACTTGCGCGGCCTGCCGAGTTGCTTTGATTCGCTAGGCATAATGCTTGTCCTGATGTTAAAAACATAGGTAAATCATAACACAAAAGCCGCACTAGGCGGCTTTCATCATCTTCGCAATTGCTGCATCAACAATCCTGACGGACCTCATAGCCAGCGCATACGACAACGGCGGAACATCAATCAGCAGCACGCCTTGGATCCATGGGTTTTGTGATTGCATTATTCATCTCCAATTCCGTGTAGTTCACAGCGAGCAATCCAACCCTTCCATGCGTAATTAGTTGAGATTGATAAGTATTCAACTGAGCCTTCATAAACATACGACCGAACATCAAGGCCCAGGGTTCTAGCCCATTGCTCAAACTTTTCTTGTTGGTTGCTCATTCCATAACCTCCACCTTAACCGCCGTCAAAAACCCATCATCAATAGAGCGCATCTTGAAGTACTTGCCGTCATACGCCACGAACCCTACTCGGCCAAACAGGAAATCCAAGAAAACCTGGTTGCTCAGGTTTGCCAGCTGGATTGTTTCTGCCCCATCGAATGACTGGATCTTGATTGCGCCAACAGGAAGGATGCCTGCTGCTTGAACTTGTTCCTTGGTGTAGGTTTCCATGGTTTACTCCTTTATCTTGATGAGGTCTGATCCATTGCCAGGGTAAGTGTTTGTGTGGCCATTGTCCCACTTAACTTGGCACCATCCATAAATATTGCACCCATAAATAGTGCCTTCGCAATCAGTTGGGTTATTGCCTGCGGGCCCATATCCAGCAAATTCAGACTCAACTGATAAAGTTACTTTATCTCCAATCTCAAGATCGCTATTCACTTTTTACTCCTTAGTAAGGTTGGTTGTTGAAACTACAATCCGAACATCATCATTTCCAGCCAGAATCGCCAGGTTAGCCACCTGCAACTTTATTGACGGCCAGTCGCTTGCCAGGTGTCGCACTGCATCATCAACTGACTCGTACACAGTTGCCAGGCTGCTGCTTAGTGCACAGCATGAATTGTTGCTGAAAAGAGTTGTGTAAATCATCTTGTTCTCCATATCACTTGTTACAAACCCAATGGCTCAGGCAGTAGATGTTCCGCGCCATGAACCAGTTGCGATTAACATCCAGCCTGGCTGCATCAGCCGCCCGATGCCACAGGATTGCGGCCTCTGCGTATCGCTGCTTGCGTTCCAGCCGTGCCGCTCTGTCTGCGATTTCGATTGCGTAGTTCATTGTTGAGTCCGGTAGTTGTTGATGTGTTGATTGTGGCCCAGCAGCTGCGGCAGGTCAACAGATTTTTTGCTTATCCAAAACGCGGATAAATTTATTCAAAATCTCAAAAATTGAATAAGTGATTTTTCTTAGTAAATACAGGCACTTAGATACAATATATATAATAATTATTCAAAATATTCATTTTTTTGTATTTCTATGTCTCTCTCTATGTCTCACCATATTGGTGCATCAATGTCTGTAGGTATATCTATATCTAGGAATGCGGATATTTCGAATAAGTGAATAAGTTTCAACATAATCAGGCACTTACGAAAATAATTGGGATAAGTAGCGGATAATTTTTGCAAAAAGCGGATATTTTTGCGCAGCGTTGCAATGCCGATGCCCTGGTGATATGATCCATAAACACACAAAAGGAGTGCACATAAATGATTAAAAAGACATCCGCAGACCCGTTTTCACAGCAAGCTGGCATCGTTCAAGAGAGAGTTGACTGGCCGTTCAAAAGCATGGAGGTTGGAGAGGTGTTGGAGGTTTCAGGTGATGACATGCATGACAAGTGGCTGCCGCTACAGAGATACAGCCACAAGTACGGCTTGTGCTGCGGCAAGAAGTTCCGCACCGCCAAGGTAGACGGCAAAGGATACATCAAGCGCATAGCATAGGGGCCATCAATGAGCATCTTTACCGTAAAGAAAGGCATAGACCTTCTGCCGTATGACATAACATGTGCCCCTGGCTTGGCTGGAAAGATTACAAAGGATATCAACGCGCAAGCTAATAGAGACCAGCCTCGCCTCGCTGTTCTTGCAGCTCTGCACATCATCTCTGGCATATGCAGCCCGCTATCAAAGAGCCCTCGCGGAATGAAGCTGAACCTGATCACGGTTGGCATAGCTCCAACAGGCTCAGGAAAGGACATTGGGCTTCAGTACATCAAGAAGGCGCTGTCAATCAACAGCGTTAGAGTCAACGGGCGCATACCGTCTGCGCAGTCAATCGGTCGTACGCTGATAGATAACAACGGCGTCGCAATCTACGTCATTGACGAAGCGCACGGCATGTTCGACGCCATGATATCAGACCGCGCCCCGCAGTATCAGCGCGAGATCGGAAGTGAAATCCTGTCTGTCTACTCTGACCGATTGAAGATGTTCAGCGTTGTAGACACCAAAGGGATCAAGGAGGAAGTAGAAAAGGAACGCGCCAGGATACTGAAGGACTGTAGAGACGAAGGCATAACCTCCGGCTCAGATGAAGAAACGAATCGACTTGCTGAAGTTCAGCGCAAGATCTCAATGGTTGAATCAGGTATCGCTGACCCTTACTTTTCGCTTGCCGCATACTCAACACCGGCAAAGCTTGAAAAGATTTTCTGTAGCGAAAACATGGAGTCTGGGCTTGCTGGCCGGGTAATCTTTGTCAGGGCTCCGGATGAGCGGTCTACTGCTGAGTTTGTAGAGCACTCACGGATGGCAATCGCTGCTGATGTTGCGCTTGAGCTTGCGAAGCTAAAGAGAAAGGCCGGAATAAATGTGCAGTGGCATGATGCTAGATCTGTTGAGTATGCGAAAAGCCTGCACTATGCTTTTGAGGGCGTTATCAATGATAGCTCGATTGGTTCGGTGGCAACTCGCGGATTCGAGCTGGTTGAAAAAGTTGCGTCTATCATTGCTCTTGGTGATGGCGGGAAGATCAAGGTTGATCACTTGTCATGGGCATTCCAGTTTGTCGTTGAGTCAATCACTGATACATGGGCGAGCTACCGTGTAAACGAAAGCCAGGATGATGACGGATGGCACGCACGCTGGGTTGAGCTAACAGACAAGGTGATGCGCGTCCTCGTTGGATCAACAAAGGACAAGCCAGTTAGTGTGTCGCAGATTGTTCAGCGTGTTTTCAAGTCAAAGAAATCAAGGCTGTACAAGCTGTGCCTGGCAGCATACCCGGCATCAATAGACACTGGACACAAGGAATTTGTCAGGATGGCGCTTACGCAGATGTTATCTGCTGGAGCAATTGACAAGGACGGAAACAGATTCTGGCTGTTCTGCCCTGAGAATGCAGAAAAAATGCAGCCATCACAAGAGTTTGTTGATGTTTACAACAATGTCGGGCG